AATCTTGTCAACTTCAGCTTGGGTAAATGATTTACCCGCCCCGTCATCTACTGGGTTTGCGTCTTTTAAGTCTACGTCCGGACTGTCCATGTTTTCGCTCATGTAAGCACCTCTTTCGAGTAGTTGGAAAAATGGTTGCTAGTGTTCACTCAGTAAACACCGGCCTAAAGTGATGGCGGCATCCATAGCCCCCGCGAACAATGAAAGGGTCACCAGGCGCTTTACCAGCCCAGTTGCCCTGCCATATTTGTCTTATTTCTTCTTCAGTGTACGTCTTGCCAGCATGTTTACGGCAAAACTCACGGGTATCAGTAATAGTTGAGCCGTAATACTTGTATGCTTCAGCGCCTGATTCTTTGCCTAGTTGTATTGCAATAGAGGCGTCAAACTGCATTAGTGAATCGTGAACTATCTGCGTAGAATAACGACGCATATTGTTGCCCAGCTTGTCGGCAGCAAATATGCTGTGCAGGCTTTTAATTGCATCCTCAGCAGCTTTGCCACCAGCGTTGGCTATATCCACCAACCTTGCAACCTCAACCTTGTCTGAGGCGGCAAATACACCGTTTATCTTTTGACGCAATGATGTAATTGAATCAGCAGCAGTTCTGCCTGTCAACGTATTTTGATAAACCTCGTCTGCTATTTCGTTTAAAAAGCGCGAGGCAATGGCCTCAAAGCCTTGGAATGATTGTCGCTTTAACGCTCTAACAACATCTTCACTTACCCCTACAAAGTCGCCATACTCACCAAGCATTAAGCGCAGTGACTCTGACGCCTTGCTGTAATCATTTACCACTGCCGTTGATTCAGCCAAAAACAGCGTTCGTATTTGAATAAGTATGTCTTGCCTGGCCGCGATTGCCCACTCAAGGTCAAACAGCTTTCCAGCCTTTGTCGGTGCGCTTGCTACTATTGCCGCTATACGAGACTCAAGCGTTTGCAGAACAGTGGCCATGCGCTTTTCATTCGCATCACCCAACTGCTCTATAAACTTTGCGTGCTGAATGTCAGGTGTCATTCAAACTGGCCAATTACCTGCGTAGATGATTCAATTTCAACATAAGCTCGTTGCAAGTCCTCATCATCAAGAACCAGGTCTGCAATACGCTTATCCACCTCTTGCATAAAGACTTTGGAATTTACACCACTTGCTCGTGCAGTTTGCAAGAAAGCCAGCTCGTTGGGGTAATCTCTAACGTCAAAGCTGTCTGGGTAAAACACCTCTACGTCAGGCGTTACATCTTGCCACATGCAGAAAAACGTCCAAAGCTGCTCCTCTGCAAGCTCTAGCAAATCCGCCTTTTCTGATAGCTTGGCGTTTAGCATTTGGAACTCTGTTTGCAGAGCAATGCCGGACTTTGTTTGAACCTCAGATGCTCGGACTGCGCCCATATGCGCCATACGGTTGATTGCCTCAACTTTGTCAGTAATGGCTGCTCGTATAGCGTCAAGGTTTGCACCGCTTGGTTGCAACATGTAGGGCTTCATGTTGGGGTCTAGGTCATCTGGCATATTGACAACAGAACCAGCCCCAGCGCTTGCGTCCGTGTCAAAAGACTTAACCAGTGTCGGATGGTTGCTAATCCGAATTAATTGCTCAATCTCTGACAACTCCTGGTAGATAGCCTTTTGCATACCGGCAATGTCAGTTAAATCTGATATGCCAATGCCTCTAATGACAGAGCGCTGTGCAGGCACGTAAACAGCCGGTATAACGCCAAGCGGGTTGTCTATTTCCTCAACCAGTCGCTCGTTGTCGTTGTTCACTTCGTACAGCTTGATTGATTCGTTAGTCCAAACCCTTATCATTTGGGTTGTATTCGTAGCTGTGTGCCGTATGACTGACTCTCGAACTTTTAAATAAACAAGCTGCTGTCGCCCTGAAGCTGTCCGTTCGTACTTCCAATCAAATACGTTTTCAGGAGTAAACAGGTTCACATAAGGTCTAACGCCCTGAGCCAACTCATCAGCGCGAGTCCCAGCGTTTGATTTAGGCTTGTCTAGCACCAGCCAAGAATGGCCGTAGACGCTAGCCCAAATTTGAGCTTCTCGCATAAACGAATCAAATGACCGGCCATCAAGGTCTGCATCTTTAAGAAAGTTGATGAGCGTTGGGTTGCCGGATAAGCTGTTGAACTCGCGTTTCGGTGCTACACGCCACAGATAGCTGCTGTAAATATGCACAATATTGCGGCAATGGTTGTCTAGAGGCGTCAGGTCAATACGGCGCAAGTACTCGGTCTTGTCTTCACTCACGTACTTTGTTAAGTACTGGCCATTCCTATACTCATCGCCACCCATGTAGCTTCGCAAGAAAAACTCCCAACGATTTGAGTTGTCGTCATAGTCGGGATGCTTGTTTGTGATTAAAACCATTATGTCCACCTAGCAGGTTGTGCTGTAAATTCGTGTCTGCGCTTTATAGGCATTTTACGAACGACAAAATATCCAACCGCATCGTTCATGTGGTCGAATCCTGTTGATTTGTCCGGCTCACCGTTTTTGTCATAGGCTTGTTGTTCCAACCCAAGAGCAATGTTGGGGCATTTATCAATGTTTATGTAGTATAAGCGATGGCCTTCATTGTTGCAAAGAGCCATATTGACAGCCGCAACCCTGTCTTTTACCCGACCGTTCGCCCTTGGTGCGTTGATAGTGAACCCAGCGTTTCTTAACAAAACCAGGTCGCTTGATGCCGCGTTAGTTGTGCTTGTTGCTCCACCGCTTGCGTCTGGGTAGACAATTATTGGGTTGTCTGGGTATCTGTTGCGCAATGTTCTTATAACGTTCGGCGTGTCCTGGCCTCCGCTTATCTCATCGACTGCGTAAGCGTTGCCATCTCTCATTACATGGATTGCAGCCGCCATGTTGTTAACGTTAAAGTCCATCCCGATGTGCAATGTCTCGTTTGTACTTGGCACTAAACCCTTTGCGTTCAAAAGTCTGTCGTAGTTCATGTAAACCGTGCCAGACGTTAAGTTGACAAACTCACCTTCAATGTAGGCGTTTAGTAAGTTGGCTGGGTAAGTCTCTCTAAGCGATTCAATGTAACCGGCTGGCAAGTGAGGGTTGCTATAAGTTGGAGCTTTAATTAGCTCATAACTTTCTGATGGGTTTTTATACCAACGCTCATAAACAAACCTGAAACCCTCTGGGGTTGTGCCCACAGCAACCGTGTTTGTGTGCCCATTAGCCTTTTTTTGTCTATTTCTGGCAATAATCTTATTCCAAACATCATTAGCCTTGTTAGCTGGTAATGTGTCTAACTCATCAACCATTGAATCGCCAACTTCGTATCCAACAATGGTGTCTGGGTTTTCCATTGTGCGAAAGATGATTTGACGATTGTTTACCCTTATAACGTGTTCGCTTCGGTTTAACTCGTAGGGTATGCCAATATCATCTAGCGCGGCCTGAAATCTTGGGTAAGCGATTGTTCGAACTAGCGGGTAGTTTGGCAAATAGTAGGCAACGTCTGCCCCACCTTGTGAAAATATCTTGTTCAGCGTTCTAAGTACTAGGGCGTGTGTCTTACCAGCCCCAAAGCCAGCCACCATTGCTGGGAACCGGCTTGTACTGTTGACTAACTGCGCTTGCGGCTTTGTAGCCCTAGCCCTAAGTTTCACTAGCCACTACTTCAAATGACGTAACCTGGTGCGTGCTTGTAACAGTCTGTTTATCAGATTGCCCTAGCAAGTTCTTTCCCAGCCATATAAGCATAGGAACGTTACCTTCTTCAGCCGCTTTAAATTGCAATCTGCGTAGGCTTATTTTGCCTTTCGCGCCATGCTCTCTGTAGAAGTCCGCAAAATTTAGGTATCCGCGCTCTTTTAAACGCCTATCCAATGTGTCTTCAGATATGCGCCATATGGCACAAATTTCATCTTGTGTTGCGTTAATTTCTGCCAATGAAACAATTTTTGCAAAATCTTCGTCGCTTATTTCAATTCGTGGTCGCCCGACTTTAGAATCTGTCGTCATGATTGTTTATCCCATTGTTAAAACAAAGTAATATTATTTTACCAAAAAAAAGACCACTGTGATAGTGGCCTAAAGTCGCTACAAACGACTAGGAGTAAGAGCCTTCATTGTAACCTGTCTTTGTTCAGCCGCCTAGCTTCTGCGTTGTAGTGCCTGGCAATCTCAATCAAACCCTCTTTGGTGTACTTTCTTAGCGTACTGTCAGATTCGAGTAAGTTAAGTTGGCGTTCACCAATTCTGTCTATGAGTCGCTTGCGATACTCGACAACGTTCCCGCCAAGCCAGTTATTGCAATGCTTGCATTGACCGTGTACGTTGTCCTCAACAAACCGCATATGTGGCGCTGAACCAACCGACCTGTAGTGTCCCGCGTCAAATGTGTTCGGCGTGTCTCCTAGAGGCTTGTCACACGATATGCAAGGCTTGCCTGTATCTCTGGCTCGGATGTACGAATTAAACGCAGCCTGCGCCTTCTTGACCAACTGCGGCTTGGTTTGCAGTGCATCCAGCTTTAATTTTGTTTCTTGCTTGTCTTTCTTGACTTTAACCGCCTTGACCAGTTGCATAGCACACGATGGGCTGCAACATGTCTGTAGCGGCCTGGCTGGTTGAAAAGTATCTTTGCATACCTTGCACTTCTTTGTTTTCATTCGCCCACCTCAAAACCTTTGTCTGTTGCCCAGCAAATGAGCCACTCTGTGAACTCGCTTGCGTCTGCCTTATTGAATTTGCGCGACTGCAAGCCCAATTGAACTACCCTTTGGCCATCTAAGCTGGGCGCTACCTTACCTACTGACCTGCCAGTCTCGCTTGCCCACTGGTCAATCAAAAACCGTTTCCAGCTTTCGCCATCCCACTTAGCGCCCGCATGGTTTGCCTGCTTTGCAATCTGGCCAATAATTGCGTGGTACATCTCATTTTGTGGCTGGCTGCGAGTCTCGCTTGTGACTTCCAATGTAAATTTTTTACCCCCCATAAAGTGGGGCTTCATCTTTTGATAAATGTCCGTTACCACCTGGTGCGCCTGTTGCGCATTGTGTAGCGTTATTTTCATTTTCTGTTTTTCTCCAATGTCATTAGCGCCCTAATATCATCCGCGTACTTTTGGCCGTATTTTTTAGCCAATTTATCCATCACACCCCTAAACCACTCTGGCGCTTTTTCAGCTTGCCACTTGTAGCTGTACACCAACTCGCGAGCTAAACCCTCGTCAGCGGCCTGTTGTGACCTTTTAGACTCGATGCTTTGTTGCACTCGGCGCTCGGCTTGCTCTTTCTTTGTGCCCCAGGGAATTAAAGACAACGCTTTTGCTTTTCTGTGAGTTTTGAATTGACTTTAAGTTGATGGACATTTTGTATCCCATCGCCATTTAAATTCTTTGACCTAGCTTTACCACCGACAGTTCCAGCTCTGGAACGTCTAAAACTTGTGTCATCGCTAATAATACTTTTCCCAATAAACATTGTGAAAGCATTTGGTATTGATTCTTTTTTCATATAGCAAGCCATAAGTTGAGTGTAATTAACCCGCAAGTGACAAGCCCTACTGCAAACAGAATTACCGCCACAACCGATAGTTTTACTAAAACATTGCGCCAGCGCTGCGGGCTTTGATGTTGGTAATTGATGTATGGCTCTGCGTCTACCGGTATTTTGCTTGCCATTACGCGGCGTTGTAGCCATGCGTTAGTTCTTCTAATTTCTTTTTCTGCGTTCATTTTTTTCTCCTGTGGTATTTATAAAAAACGTGGAAACCAATGACCTCTGTCATCTCAAGTCTGCCCGCCCACTTGGGATAAACGGCCAGGGTATGGTAGTGCGTTGACCTTCGCGTGTTGTCCTTTAACCGGCCTGCGATTGCTTTAGCAACAACCCGTTGCACCTTCTGCGTGTATGCCACTAGCTTTGGGTTTCTAGCCCTGTAATCGTTTGCCCAGCTAAACTGTTTGCTTTGATAAACCACTTTGCAGATTGAGTTTGGCCAGCGCTTACTTGCGACCCTGTTTAAGACCACCGAGGCCACAGCTCTGATGCCAGCCAGGCTCTCTCCCCTTGCTTCGTAGTGCAGGTTGTCAGCCAAACATTTAGCTTGCTTAGAGTAAGGCACAGCCAATGCTGATGAAGGCAACATCAACAGAGCCAGTAGCAGCTTAAGCACTGCCTCTTGCCATGACATATTTTGCGGCATGTAACCAGTAGTTGTTTAAGTGCTTAACACCTTCATGTCGCTTCTCAAACTCCAATGCTATTTCCTCACGCTCTGCCTTTACCGCATAGCGCCCGACCAACTTAGCAAAGCTTTCAAGCGCGTCTAGATTTATATCACTTGTCTGGTAGTAGTGCGGTAGCTTTGCGTCACGCGCCAGTTCAATAACTTTTTCTATGTTCATGTGTTCTTCTCCTTTAATAATGCCTCAACTCCCTCAGCAACACCCTTACCGCTACACCAGAATTGGTAGCCTGAGCCAAGCGTGTTTCCATCAACAATCTGCTCCACCTCCTCCTCGGTTAGCCCTACCCAAGGCTTGTGTGGTTGTTTGACGGGGCTCATTACTTCAGCTTCGGTCACTCTAACGCCATTCAGGAACCACTCCTTGTGACCACTGGCCCATTCAATAGCTGCGCCATCCTCACGATGCAGTAGTCCATTCAACCACCACGACTTATCACCATAAGACCACTCAATCGCTGGCCCCTCTACGCGATGTCTTTTATCATTAAGATACCACTCCTTATCACCATTAGACCACTCAATCGCTGGCCCCTCTACGCGATGAAGTTTACCGTTGAGATACCACTCTGTGCGGCGTTCGTAAATTTGGACTGTGTATTCGATCATCATGTGTCCTCTTTGTTGCTGTCTATGTGTATTAATTCGTTCGTTCATGTGTTTCTCCTGTTCCACCAAAGTAACGCAGACTGTTTCGCCTCGTCGGAAATACTAATGGTTCCCTTTCTTTTTGTCCATTTTTCATCGTCAAATTTGGGTGAACTACAACCGCAGCCGCAGGAAATATAGTATTGCCTAGGGGAATATGCACATGAACCATCCTTATGTTTCATTTCTGGCTGGTTCCCATCAAATGGGCATGGCTTAATAACTTCTAAATTAGTCATGTGTTCTTCTCCTGTTGCTTAGCATCTACGCAGTCTTTGCAAATAAACTTGCGAAACGTTCCGATAAACCGAATGCTTCCGCCTTTCAGGTATTTATCCTTTTGACACCTTAGGCACATTTGCGGCCTGGAGTGCATAAAACGCTCATTTTCCGTCTTTGCTGATAATGCATATGCGTTTTCTTTAGCGGGTGAAAAACTCCTAAATCCATTGCTCATTTCACTTTCTCCTTATCGTTTATAACTTTTACCTTTTTCGACCTCAGCACATCGCGGACAATACGTTGCGACCTATCTAACTCGCCCACCGTTACGATTTCTAATTGCTTGTCGTGTAATTGCATTGCCTCGTCCAATGTTTGCATCTCAGCACCCTTCAAGATGTAGTGGTCTGTCCTCATACCGCGTTTGCAGACCTCTAGAAGCGCGTCTAAACCGTTTTTTGCAACAAAAGCATACTCAGTACCAAACCCCATCAGAACTAGCGCCTCGCACGTGTTTAGAGCGCTTATCAGTACATCCAGCTCTTTTCGTCTTGCCTCACCTTTGACAAGCATTGCCAGGGCATTGTGGTTCTTCAACTTCAGGTTCAACAGAGAGCCTTCATGCTTTGCAACTGGTGTGATGCTTTCAATCACAAAAGCCAACGGGTTGACTAAGACAGGTTTAGGCTTGTATTTGCTTTGTTTTTTCATATTCTTCCTCTGTAAGCTCACTAATAATGTACAACGCTTGGTTGATTATGAATACA